TCTCACTTCGTCTGTGTATGCAGGATCTTTTTTCATTTTGTTGTAGTCGTCGATGTATCTTTTAGCCAACTGGATTGCTATCTTCTTGTTCTTAGTATAATCTGCATCCGGTTTAAAACTTGCTGAGTTTTCCATTTCTAGGTTGTCTGCAATTCTTGAAGCAAAGTTCGCCACTCTGTCTTCTTCACCTGTTTTCGTTAGCATTCTTGATGCTATGTCTGAAAGTATTGAACCAAGCATTGTGTTTTTGTCTTTGAAATTTGTAACTGACAACATCTTGTCTGCTGATGGATCTTTTCTCAAAATTAATTTGTTTTCCGGATCAGTTAAAAAACTTTGTACTATTGCGCCGTGGTCCACTGGTGGTTCGATTGGTGCGTCGATTGGTTCTTCATCTGGCTCAAGTTCATTTACCGGTTCTTCTTTTGTCGCTTCGATTTCACTCATGATCTTGTGTATCAACGGAAGTGCATCTTCAACTTTTGAATCTAAATTTTTAAGTGTGAATTTTTCTTTGTATAAGTTCGCTGTTTCGTCATCCAGTTCCACTGCCTCTGATTTTTTATGGCTTTTGCAACTTGATTCATAATGACCTTGTTTTGACAGATTTCTCATGTAAGTTCTTAAATTTTCCAGTTGTAATTTTGTGTTTTCTATAATGTCGCCAGCACTGTCGTTTAATTGATCTTTGTTTGCAACATATCTTGAGAATGAGTTTAATTTTGCGATGTCTTCTGATGTTTGTATTATGTGTTGTCCAAAATCATCATATGGTGTTCCACCGTTTGCCACGTGTCTTGTCATTGCTCTGGCACCTGCTAGGTGTGTCATCGGATACTTGAATCTTTCGCCTGCTTCGTTTTCGATATAAAGTGATTGTATCTGTCTTGATCTTGCACCCGGAACAGTTTCGTCAACTTTGCCTTTGTGCCTTATTATTAACTTTGTCTTGTCTAAATTTTCGAACGAGCTTTTAGATGTGCCTGTAAGGCCTTCATTCATGCCTGCTAGTTTTGTAAGTCTTTGTAGTTCTTCTGACATTTCGTCAGTATTTACCGTTTTGCTCGTATCTGCAAGATTTTGATAATCCTGCTTCGTAAGGTTCGATTTAGTAATATCCCTAACATCAAATCTTAGGCTGTGTTCTACAGCAAAATCCTTTAATTCTTTTAGGAATGCATACCATTCGTCCTTGTCAGATTCATCGATTTTTTCTATTAAATCACGATTGTAAAAAACTTTCATGTTCTCACCGTCTGCTATGCTTATGCTTACGCTTCCAAAAGTGTCCGAATCGGGTCTGAATTCAAATTCAAAAAAGTTTGCTTGGGAAGGATCTGCTGTTGCCGAACCGTTTTCGTCGCCTAGTCTAATATCAGAAAACTGAGATCGTATCTTGTTAAACAAGTCTTGTGATGTTTTTGGATTCATATAGTGTATTTATTATCCGTAGAAGTTTCCAAATATGGGCATGGGTGTGGTTAATTCTGATGATCTATCAGTCCATTTTTCAAATATTTTGGGATCAAAATCTGCTAACACTTTCATCATACGTGTCATTAATAGACAACTCATGACCAAATCATCATGTTGTCCAGGTTTGGCTTTGTAACTCAAACCCGTTGCCACAAAGTCTTTCATTTCAGAAATAAGCAGTTGTGAGTTTATCTTCATTTTCCCGCTTTCTATGAGTTCTTTAAACTTTGTACACGCATCTATCTTGTGTTTAGCGGTGGTATTAAATCCTCGCCTGAACTTACGTCTGTGTCCTTTACGTATCGGCTCACTTAAAAAATTTCCAATTATGTTTTCTTCGCCTATGTCCATCACACGCATCAATGCCGCTTCACCTATGGTGTTATTCTCCATGCTGTAAAATATCTGTGGTGTGGCACTGCTGTCTTTTTCAATTATTGTATCATGTATGTGTTTGTTTATGCCCTGTAGTATTCTAATCTGCTGATTCATCGGTGTCATGTTGTGGTGCCATTCGCCTACTTGTTCAAAGGTGGGAAGTTCAAAAACTTGTATGGCCGCATAGTCGCCGCCTGTTCCCATGCTTGGATCTAGGCTGACAAGATATGTCATGCCCGGCGTGGGACGTTTAAACCAACGCACCTGTCCTGTGGTTTCTACTGGTGGTATGCCTTCCATGTCTGCTAGGTGTATACTGTTGATCAATGTTTCGTCAAATATCAAGAACTCACATTCGTGTTCCCGTCTAAATCTTTCCTCACCTATTCTGGCTCTTTCTGCCTCGGCCCATGCTTCGTCCCTGTCTGGGTGTTCCGACCAGTGTGCCTTCATTGCATAAAAGCCATTTGTACCTATAATTTTATCATTGCCGTATTCATCAAATCTTTTGTTGGCCTCTTTCCAGATCATGGCGAACTGGTCTTCGTCACTGTTAGGTGTTGATGTTATCATGCACTTACCACCTGTACTCAATGTTGGCGATAGTGATGTCCAGAACTCCTTGGCCTTCTCTGGTGGTTGCACGAACGCGAACTCATCACAATATATTAATGTAAGTGACATACCCCTACCTGTGTTCTCAGTTGTTGTGGTTGCCATTATTTTTGACCCGTTGTCAAATTCTATCGAGTTCCTGTTGTACTGGTTCACACCTGCCTTGATCCACGCCGGCAACATCTCGTATGCGTAACGCACCCTTGACATGATGTCTGATGCTCCTGCGTATTTGTGTGCCGCGATCAGTATCTGTGAATCTGGTCTAAACATTGCGTACCATATAAGGAAACCGGAAGCACACGTGGTCTTGCCGGTCTGCCTAGGTAGCATTGCTATGGAAAATCTATGATTGTTGTAACTTTCAATCAATCGTTCTTGGTATGGGAACGGTTCGAATGCCACCGAACCTTTTACTGGGTGTTGTATCTTCATGAACGTTTTCATAAAAAATAAAGGACCTGTCTTTGGGTCCATGCACTTTTCAAGTTGCAACACCTGTTCCTTGGTGTATTTGTGCTTCTTGTTGGCCTTTTTAATTTGTTCGCTATCTAATGATACATACGCCATAGTAAAGTATTTAATTGATTATTTGGTAGAGGAAAAGACTTATTTTTTGTCTGCGTCTTTTTTGTCTTGTGCGGCTTTTTTCATTGGCTCGGTCTTATTACCATCTTTGTCAAGATCTATGTAGTCCGGTTTGGCCGCTTCTTGGTAAGCCTGTTTGAAACTTTCATATTGTGTTCTCAAACTACTTGCTAATTCTTCTTCTGTGATTTTGTCTTCAACTGCCATTGGATTGTCGCCTGGGTATTCTTTTCTGTATTGTGTTTTTTGCCTGTTAGCACCACCTGAGTGTACGTTTACCAGACTGTCAACATCTTGTGTTTTTTCTTCCGGTTCGTTGTCGAATGTTTCTTCCGCTTTCTCATCTTCGGGAGATTTAACTATGTCTCTCATTCTCGCCATGTCCATCGAACCTGCCGCATCGTCTGTGTCCATTTCTGGTTCTGCATGTGATTCTGGTTCGTCAGCACCGATCATTTTTGCATCAACTGGTTGCACACCTGCAAGTTTTAAAATTTGCATCATTACTCCTGCTTCTTCTGGAGTGTCTGTTTTAATTTGTATTGCTTCTTTTACAGTTTCTTTTTGCTTGTTTTCCATAGTGCTTGTATTTATCGATTCTTCCTTACCCGTTATCCTTTGGCCGTTTTCATCAAATTTGTCCATTACCATGTCAGCCGCTGTTGAATATTCATATGAAGTTGGGAAAGATGCTTTTTTCGATTTTGCCATTAGGTCTGCAATTACATCTCTTTTTGGCATTGTTAAATCACCATCCGGACCATCTAGATAATCGGCTATCGCCTCTTGGGCACCGATATGTATGTCACTCATGCCGCCTTCTTTAACATCTGCTGGATTTGTTCTTTGAACGTTGTCCACAGCGTCCTTAACAAGTTCTGGTTTTGTTTCTGCAATCTCTTGAAGACGTTTTAATACATCAACCATTTGCATGTTATTTGCCTCCTGCCGGATGTGGATTTCCCTTCACCGGTCCTTTGTGCGCCGCTTTCAACATCGATGGTTTAGATTCTTCTTCGTTGCTCTGTGTGTCTTGGACTTTGTTGTCTGATCCTTTTTCTATCTCGTACTTGTTTTCTCTGTCTTTAAGTAATTCTTTTAACAAACTCATGTTTGCTTTTGTAGAGTGGAAATCTTCTGCATTGATTTTAGCCGAATCTGTGTATTCTAAATCCAATAATTTATTTTTGTATTCTGAATTTTTTGCCACTTGCATTTCGTCTTGATATTGTTCTGTTGGTTCACCTGGTTTTCTAACAACTATGTGTGTTTGAGGAACGTTCAAATATACACCCAAATATTCTTGCATTTCTCTCGGTGATGCTGGGTAGTTTGTTGTAACATCAAAAATTGTCACTTCCTCGTTGCTTAATTGCGGAAAATCTAAAGGCATTGTCATGATTGGTGTCTTTTTTCCTGCTGACATTTTTGCAACATCAAATTTTTGCAATGCTGTTTCCATTTTACTGGCAAAATCGTCAGCGATTACACCAGCAATCTTAATTTTATAGTCGTATGACTTTGATGATTCTGTAAGATATTGTTTGAACGTGCTCATATGCTATATTTAGTCTTTCTTTAGTAGTTTTTTCATTAATTCGTTACGATCTGATATAACGAATCCGTCCTGTACTTCGGTGCCAGTGTCTTCTTTATTGCCTTGATCCATTTTTTGTTTCTTCAGTTGTAGTTCCACCATCTTTAACTTTTTGTCGATCTTGTTGGATTTTGCATCTATGGCATTTCTAAGCATGGTACTTGCAACTTCAAATATCCTGCCCGAGTAACGTGAATCCACGTTCATGCCAAGGTCCATCAAGTTTTTATAACTTTCCTCTGCCTCTACGGCCAGTTTGTCAAGCTCAAGATCACTCAGTTCACCCAATCCCTTTACTTGTGGCAGTGCGGCCGCAATCTTGTCAAATTCCGCATAACTTTTTTGAAGATTTTTTTGTGTCTCTGGATCTAGATTTTTACTTTTACCATTCGCACCTTCTTTTGACTCTTTGGCTTTTTCTTTTTCGTCAACTTCTTTGAATGCTTCCTTGACATTTGGTAAATTCAAAATTTCTTCTAATTTCTTTGTCATGTTTTTATTTACTTACGTGTTCCGTTGTGGAATAATTGTTCTTCTGAAACGACTCGGAATCTTATTCTGTTCTGTTTAGCATATGCGTTTGCCGCCTCCCACTTGGCCTGATTTATCACAACTTGTTTTTTCTTGCCAATGCTTCGTCCCGCCGCCTCCATTGATGTCTGAGCCATGGGTTTGACCTCGATTAGTTCTGCGTGTTTTCTGCCATCCTTGTCTACGTACACTACAAAAAAATCCGGAACATAAACTGTGTACTTGCCTGTAAACGGATGCCTATAAGGGATTTTTATAGACTCGCTTGCCCATTTGGAAACGTTAGGATGTTGATCACACAATCGCATGAAAGCCTGTTCCCAACTAGATCTGTAGGTTGGGGTTTTTAGTCCCACATACTTTTCCTGATTTTTTGGATAAAATTTTCCCTTTGCGAATCTTGGTAACATTAGTCTAGAATATTTCTAGATACAGTTCCCGTAGTGGTCAGTGTTTTCCTTACACCTAATCTGCTGGACTTGTATCTGTTGGCGTTTAAAATAATTGATATCAATTCAGATAATTGGGCAGGATCGGCGTAAGTCAGTTTGTCTAAAATTTCTGTAGATTTTATGTTGTCTATTTTTGCCTGTGCCATTATCACATACGCGGTCGACTCGGCAGAAGCTCTTTTGAATCCTCTCTTCACAAAAAATGCAATGCAGGCATCGTATTCGCCTGAGTTGAATTCAAACTCTTTCTCGTAGGTTTGTGTAGTTAACGTGTCAATAGTTTTGTCCAACTCTGTTTGTTCTTTTTTTGGTAAGTTTGTAAAAAATTCTGCCATGTTACAATGTCTCTTTCTCGACCACAACATTTACATCTTGTGATTGCCTGTTTATTTTTATGTAGCCTTCTGTTACAAGTTTACGAATGTCTGTCACTGCTTTTGATCTATAAACTGTTTTCACGTTGCTTGATGAATTGTTGTACTCGACATTGGATTCTGCTATTGTGAGTCCTTTTCTTGATCCTATGTCCTTATAATATACACCGGCCGCAATCTCGTCCTTGATTGTTTGGTTAGTGGTTATTAGATTGTACGACTCTTCTGCTGTGAGAAAATTTGTTGTGTCAACTGTTGAATTCGTGATTGTTGTGTTGTTTTTTCCTGTGTTGTTGTCCACTGTGCCCCGCGGAGTTGCTTCTAACTTTTGCGATGCTAATAGTAGTGCCCCGCCGACTGCAAACTGTCCGACAGGATTAGTCACTGCGCCTGCATTCTTGGCTATCTCATTTACACCTTTTTTTGCAAGTCCTTTTAGTTCTTCTTTGACACCTGACTTTTTAATTTTTTTAGCATTGTTGTAGGTATTTGTGGCACCGAGTATTGCACCCAGTATGTTTCCATTCTGAACGTTGGATATTACTGAACCGATTCCGTCCACAACACCACCGGGACCGAATATTGAATTGGTTCCGCCACCCAATACCGACAACGGTGAAGGTTCGTTATCATAATGTACTTGGGCAAATCCTTTTTCGCCTTTAATCTGGCTCACTGTGCCCGATCCGTATACTACTGTTTCGTACAACACCTGCATTTGATTTTGCATCAGTCCGGTTCCGTCCGCTTGATCTAACGTGTCATGATTAAAACTACCTATTACAGGATTGATTAAATTGACACTTGTGAATCTTTGTTTGTGTAGCACAAATATTTGTATGCCTTTTAGGAAAGGATTTTTGCTTTGTTTGGGAGTGTCAAGACCCCATTTAGTTGTTTGCCTGTTTATCTGATAGTAGTCATCCTTTGAATTGTTCTGTCGGTCGTCGCTTAGATTGACCGGATCGGCAATTTCGTATTCGTAATATTTTTTCCAAAAAGCATTTACAGTATCGGCCATGTCGTCGTGGAATGTGATAACAACCGGTTCATAAACTATCCTTGTGTTGGTGTACATCTTTTTATTGTACTGTACTTTTTCTTCATAGTTCATGTTGAACCTTGGCAGTTCACACTGTTTGACCAGCATGTTGAGCTCGTACCTTTCGTTAGAAGTAAAACTTTTTACTGTCTTGTTGTCGTTAAGGTCAAAATGCACATAGTATAGAAACTTTTGTTTTGGTAAAAGTTTAAAATTGTCGTCGATGTACAGTCTCGAAGCATGACGAAAATCTTTCATGCCCGGTAGTCCGTCTGTGAATCCTTGTAAAAAATTATTAATGCTTGGCATACCAGTTATTTATAGCCACAAAAAAAGCGCCTATAAAGACGCTTTTAATGTTTATAATTGCTAACTTAAATCTTATTGTCCACCACCAGTACTCAAAGTACCGATAGTTCTTGCAACTGCTGTACCAATACCTGTTCCTTGTGGTGTTTGGATAGCGTTGTCGTATCTTAAAGATAATGTGATAGTAGCCGGTTCTGATGTGTTGTATGCTAACGAATTGTAGTTAACGTTTTCCACATATGCACCGTAAAGTTCAAATGTTTCTAATACATTTGGTGCACTTGATCCGTTACCGCCATCAAGCATTTCAATTCTTGCTGTGAACTTGTAATCTATACCAGATGCCGCACTTGATTGTTCAAAGAAGTCGAACTGTTTCTGAATTTGCTCACCAACCAATTTAGTAACTGAGTTGTTAACATCGTCACGTAATGTGATTGTGATTGGTTCCCAAGTGTGTTTACCTGCAACGTATACTCTTGAGTTGTATACATCTAAAGTTACTTGATCAAAAGTCAAGTTAGGTCTTGTTATGTCCATAACTTGCTTTGTAAGTTCTGATCTAGGTGTTGATACTCCAAAATTTTCCAGGATCGCTCTAAAACGATATTGTAGTTTTGGCATCAATAAGCCTTGTGATGCACTACTTTGATCGTTTGCTAAAGGTACTGTAAATTTTGATAATGTTGATATTGCCATCTTGTTCTCCTATTTATCGAAAATTAGTTCCCTAATTTTGCTATTTCTCCTGTGTTTTTGATTCTCAACGGTATGTAGATGAATTCCACTGATTTCACAGGTTCAATCGCTATATCCACATAAAGTTCGTTTCTATCAACTCTTGTTGGTGTGTTGTTTGTGTCGTCACACACTACCAAGAAGTCGTATAAAGCTCTTTGACCAACTAGCTCTAACAAGAACGATTCGATCGCACCCTTGATCTCGTTTCTTGTCAATTCATCATTTGGTTCAAAGATAAACGGTTTCGCAATAGCATCCAATTGTGATCTTAGATACACTGCCAATCTCGATACGTTGATTCTATCTAATGCCGAACTTGCCGAAGTCTTCGTCAAGTTACCGAAGTTCACAATACCTGCTCCTGAGAAGAAAGTGATTGGATTTACTTTGACTTCATGCATCGAATCTCTTACAGACTCTGTTACCGATATTGTTTCAAATTCGCCCTCTGAGTTAACATATCCAACCGAAGTTGCGTTGTCCACAACACCACGTCTTGTACCTGCCGGAGCAAACCAAGGGAAAGCAACATTGTCGTTATTTGCCAGTGTTCTCATCATCATGTGTGATGGTGGAACAACAATTGATTTGCCTGTGTTGTCAGTTGTTAGACCTGATGGATAAAATACTCCAAGGTAATCACTTGCACTCACAAGACCATCCTCACCGTTGTCTGTGGCACCTGCTGTGTTGTTAGCCCAGTCCTGTATAGACGTCGCTGTGCCTTCTAGTCTTAAAGGTGTGTCACCAACAACAAACGCTGTGTTGTTTCTGTCAGTGTTCAAGTTGATCATGTTTGAAATTGCTTCTGGGTAACCAGGACAAGCAATTACGTTGAAGCCTCTTTGGTCTTCTCTGATTGCTTGGTTTGTGTCAATCTCTGATTTGATTTGTTGTACTATCACTTTTCTTTGTGCTTTTCTACCAAAAGTTCCCGAACCGTCTGCGTTGTTGCCTGACTTCGTAACCCATCTGTCAGGGTAGTAACCTGCAACAGATTCGTTGCTGAATCTGATGTTACCCAGTCCTGAAGAACCTGAACTTGGATATTTTGTTTCAGTGATATAACTGTTTTTGTATTCCTTAACATTGTATCCGCTTCTTCTTGTGTTCCATAATAGGATTCCTTGTGGGTATAATGCTGGGTCTGGTGCATCTGGATCTAAGAAGTTATCACTCAAAAGATCTTTAATGCTTGATGCTGTACCTGCCTGTGTGCTGTTGTTAGCATTCTTCTCAGTTGAAGTTTGCCATCTAGCATCTGCAAATACCACACCGTCTTCAGTCGTTTGATCTGCTTTGTCAACTAGTTCCCAAGCCGCACCTGATGTAGTCACTGCAACCTGATTTGCCGTGTTAGTTGAGCTCAAAGTTGCTGATGTGTTGTACTTGTAAATTTTAGGATAATTTTCTAAGTCACTAGTGTCTATCCATAAGTCATTAGTCACAAGTGGTGTTCCATCTGATTGCGTTGTTGGTGCTGTTGCACTAAACTGTGGTCCATTTGGATCTGTTGTACCGTATTGGTTTGCATAACCTACCCAAGTTGTACCGTTGTGAGTCATTATGTCTGCTTCATCGATCTTAGTGTCATACCATAATGTTCCATCTGCTGGTTCGTTAGTTGGTGCACTTGCTGATGCTGTGTAACTTAAACGCTTCCAGTTTGATGCAATAACTTCATTACCCACAGTCGAGTCTTCTGAGTCACCTGTTGGAGCAACATATAAGTTGTCAATCAGTGTTGTACTGTTTGCAGTGTATCCGCCGTAACTGTGTGCGGCACTTGTACCAAATCCTGCATCATCAAGTGGTGTACCTGATGTGTTGTTCATTCTAAACTCACCACCTAATTTGTGTTTGATCTGGATTGCACCTTTGTATTCACCAGTTGCAATAATTGATGCTTCAAGGTTTACAAATCCCGCGTTACCGAATGCTGTTACAAAATCTTCTGCATCACCTAGTGTAGAACCATCGCTTGAAATCATTGTGACAGTTTTCGCCGCCGCCAATGCTTCTTGATTTTTCAGTGATTCTCTTACAGTGAATGTTTCGTTTGCTGTGAAACTTGGATATGTAGTTTTTGAACTGATAATTGTCTGTCCACCTTCATATCTAAATACTTGGAAGTCTCCAACATTAGGTGTAGTGTCGCTTTGACCGTCTACAGTTTGTTCAGTAATGTTGAATTGTGTGTATAAATCACCAACTGACAATCCAGTACCACCGTTCGCTGGATCTAAATTGTAGATTGCTTGATGATTTGTTGCATACAATGGTGACGCAACTGAATTGAAAGCCGCACTTGACGAACTGTAAAGTTTGACAACTATGTTTGCACCTGAGTTGGCACTTGTAGTTTTGAACCAAACTGAACCGTTAGGTCTGTTTTCGTCTGCTGTTTTCCAAGTTGGTCTGTTTGTGTGTTTTGCTTGTAGGAATTTAGCACCGTTTTTAACGCCTGCTGTGATTCCTAGATCAGACAACAATGTACCTGTTCCTGCTTCAAATCTCAAAGTGTTGAAACCTTGTGTAGAGTCACCAAAACCTAGACCATTGTGGAATATTTCTAAGTTTCCTGTTGTGCTGTTTACACTTGAAGTCACACCCGGAACGTTTGCATTGTTGATTGCTGTGTTTACATCTGATAATGCTGTACCACCTGCCGAAACAGTCACGCCATTAATTTTCATTGAATGACCGCTTGTTACAGTTGTTCCACTTGTCACAGTGACCACAGGTAAAGTTAAGTGCCATGCACTTGATCCTAAATGTACCCATGTGTTGCTTGAAGATTTTTTGTAAATCTTGTTGCTCACGTGTGTTGTGTTGATAGCGTAATCACCTTGTGATCCCACTGATGTTTTTGGTGCACCAGTTGAAACGTTACCTACCAGGTCAGTAACTGCTGTGATCAATAAAGGTGTTTTTGCTGTGAATTTTTGATCTGTTTGGCTCCATTCAAATATACCATAACTGCTTGATGCAAGGTCAAACCAGTATGTGCCATCTGTTGGTGCCGCTGTTGGAGCCGATGCACTTCCGATTAAGTCGTTAGTGTCTACGTTTACTCTTAGAACATATGCTCTGTTGGCTACTCCTAAAAACGAATATGCCGCTTGTAAACCGTATTCGTTTAATTCATATCCATTCAATGAGTTTCCCGAAGCATCTGCGTAGAATTTTGGATCTCCAAATGTTTCTGTTAATTCTCTTTGTGACGATAGCAAGTAAACAGTGTTCGCACCTGCAGTTGTTGTACCTGCCGCTGTGCCTGTTCCCGCTCCGTTATCTTTGTCTTGACTAGATGCTACTATAAAAAGAGGTGTTGTACCCGCATCTGATGGTACATAAAAACTTTCGTTTATTACTGAAACCTCTACTCCTGGTGATGTTAAAGCCATTTTACGTTTTCTCCTTGCAAGTTTATACGTATACTAGAGTTATTTATAATATCATATGAATTTTATGACAAAACTTACCATTTTTTGGTGCCTATATAGGCAACGTAAATACATTATATGAACAAGTTTGTGAGACCATTGTGCGTAGAGTGTAAGTCAAAGCCTAGGGCCTACGGGTACCGCAAGGGTGACAAAATATACTGGAGAAGCAGATGTGATACCTGCAATCGTAAACGTGCCAAACGTAAAATTGGTGGTGTCACAGTGCTTGAAAGGTCAGGATACAAAAAGAAGAATAAATGCGAGTTGTGTGGATTTAGGGCCCAGGATAAACTACAACTCGATGTGATGTTTTTAGACGGAAATCTGCGAAATGTTAATGAAAAAAACTTAAAAACTGTTTGCGCCAACTGCCAGCGGTTGGGTAGTGTTCGTAGACTTGGATGGCGAATGGGAGATCTTGTTGCCGATGATTAATTCGTCAACATTTTTGTACAAGTCTTCAAGAGAACCGTCGTTCAATATGACATGATCAAACTCTGATCTTGCCCACACATACTCCGACGAATGCACATCCTTGGGAATGATGTTTCCTTCTATATAATTGGTAAACCATTCCGGATCCGTGCCCTTTTTCACACGTATGATCTTGCCACCACGTGCCCTGATCTGATCCACCTCGTTGGGGAATCTGGTGTCTGATATCACTGTTGGTTTGCCGTCATATCTGCCCAGGCAACTGTCCACCCATATGGCATCGTACATCTGACCACGCATGACTTCCGTACCAAAGTACTGCAAAACCCATCTTGGTGTCACCGGCTTGCCAAACTGTCGGCTCCAGAAAGCGTCTGGTTGTTCACGCCACTCCCTGCTTTCCTTGGTGCTTCCTTCCAGCATCTCACGATCCCAATTGAACATCGATGACACTGCGTCTTTGAGGCTCTTGGCAAAACTATCTCTGCGATATCCGTGTTTGTCCACCAGTCTTTGTGCGACTGTGTCTTTTCCGGAACCTATTAGTCCTACAATTCCTATCAGCATTTGTTGATTATACTAGATTTTTAGACGTCTTTCAATCTCTTTTTTGGCCGCTTGAGCAGATTTAAGTATCAATTTTCTAAGATCTTTTTTCTTTTCTTTGAGTGCAGATATGCTCATGTTTTCCAAATCTATTACCACTTGTTCTAGTTCGTCTAGTGTAAGGTCTGAATATTTTCTTTGAGGGTCTTGTTGTAACATGCCACTCTTATTTAAAATGATATGATTAAGAATTAACCAATAACAAAACTGTGTGGTGTTCCACCTTCTGCAAAGTTTCCTATTTCGGTGTCCAGTCTTTCCATCTCAGCAAGACCTTGCTGTTTTAGTTCACCACCGTTCAATGTTGTACCGCCTTGTGGACCTGCTATTGTGTTGAACTTGCCTCTTGCTTCACCTAGCATTGTTTTGCAAACCGCAAGTGTGTAATCTCTGATCCACGGTTTTGCGTAAATGTCTTTGAATAATGTGATGTCTGGTCTAAAGTTGTCGGTGTGCATCAGCACTGTCTCGTTGTCGGCTCTTGGTCTTTGCGTGATTGTTAATTTTTTAGTGGCAACATCAAAGTGGAACTGTATGAATGAACCAAACAATTTACCAACTAATTCTTGATAGGATGCAAAAGCAAAATATGTGGCTAATCCGCCAGTTGCTCCCGCTCTTAAAAGATATGTGTTTGTGTATGCCAAATTGAATGGTTCAAACAATGTACCACCTTCGCCCCCTTCAGTTCTGGAACCGACTGTTCTTCTAAATAATTTTCTTACGTTAATGACCTCATCAGGCAAAATGTAAGTGTTTTGATTTTTCTTCAATTCTAAAAAAGCATAAGACTCTTCAACCGCATTTGAACTGCGTTGTCTGTATCTATCTATAGCACGAGTCAGTGCCGTTTGATAGTGTTTTGGGTCCAATTCCACGTCTATCATGCCCTCACCGAGGTTATTCTTGACGTAATCAAATATTTCTTGTTGTCCTGTTTGAAGTTCTGACATACACATATTTATAGGAATGAAACTAACAATAAATATGTGTGATATGCCTAGATTGTCAATTTTCAAGCCTGAAAAAGGTGCAGATTACAAATTTTTTGATCGTAACATAAAAGAGATGTTCACGGTGGGAGGAACCGATCTACATTTCCACAAATATTTGGGTCCTTACGATCAAGGCAGTACCAACAAGGACGGCGAAGCATCACCAACACAACCACAATATTCAGGTGATTCTTTAAATGAAAGAACCATACAAGATTTACTTTTTTTAGAAAACAGAGACAGAAAATATGCCTCTGACATCTACACAATCCGGGGAATTTACAACGTTCAAGACATGGATTTCAATTTGAGCCAGTTCGGAATGTTCCTACAAAATGACACACTGTTTTTGACTGTACACATGAACGACACCGTTGAGAGAATTGGAAGGAAACCCATGAGTGGTGATGTGTTGGAATTCCCTCACATGAAAGAAGATTACAGTTTAGATGAAACCATTCCAATAGCACTAAAAAGATATTATGTAATAGAAGATGTTAACAGAGCCGCAGAAGGATTCTCACAAACTTGGTGGCCGCACCTTTTAAGATTGAAACTTAAATCACTAGTGGACTCGCAAGAATACAAAGACATACTCGGAGATGCCGCAACTGCTGGAAGTTTGGCAAGTTACATGTCAACATACAACAGAGAAAAAACAATATCAGATCAAGTGCTGGCGCAGGCGGAAGCGGATGCACCCAAGGCAGGTTTCAATTACAAACAATATTATGTTGCACCTATCGATGAAAGAGGCAACATTAGGACAGACAACGTCAACACAGAAGAGCAAAGAGCCAGCATGGATAAAAATGTTAATGCAGTCATTGACACGCCGGCCGCTTCCCATTATGGGTTCTATCTGGACGGTGACGGTGTTGCACCTAACGGTAACCCGGCGGGATTTGGTATCTCATTCCCAACTTCCAATGTTGACAAAGGTGATTATTTCTTACGTACAGACTATCTACCTAACAGATTATTTAGATACGACGGTGCCAGATGGATTAAGATAGAAGATTCGGTTAGAATAACTATGAGTAATAATGATTCTAGGGCAACGCAAAAAACAGGATTTGTCAATAACACAACATCAGACACAATTAACGGTCTCACTGTGAAGCAGAGACAATCACTTGAAGATGCACTGAAACCAAAGGCTGACAATTAATGTTACATTTTTATTCAGGACAGGTACGTAGATTCTTAACACAGTTCATGAGAATTTTGAACAACTTCAGTGTTGAGACAGGTAAAGGTGCTGACAGGCAAATTGCCTTACGTGCTGTTCCGGTTGTGTATGGTGATCCAACAAGACAAGTTGCTAACTTAATAAAAAACAATTCAGAAAATGCATTGACTTATGCACCGAAAATTGCGTGTTACATCAGAGAACTCAACTACGATAGAGAAAGGATGCAAAATCCTTATCACATCGAAAAGCAACACTTGAAGGAGAGAGATGTTTTATCTGACGGCACTTACAGCAACAAGTTAGGTGCTGGATACACTGTAGAAAAAGTCATGCCTTCTCCTTTCAGGTTAGAAGTAACAGCAGACATCTACACAACCAACACCGATCAAAAATTACAAATATTAGAGCAAATTTTATATTTGTTTAATCCGGATTTTGAAATACAGAAATCAAGCAATTACATAGATTGGACCAGTTTGAGTTATGTTGAATTAAGAGATATCACGTTCAGTTCGCGTACAATACCGGTTGGTGCAGAATCTGAAATAGATGTGGCAACAATGAATTTCAGTATGCCCATTTGGTTGTCACCACCTGTTAAAGTAAAAAAATTAGGTGTGGTACAAAAAATTATCATGAGTGTGTATGACGACGAAGGTGGTATCAACAAAGGATTGATAAGCGGACCTTTAATCTCGCAAAGTTTTGTTACACCAAATAATTTTGGATTGCTTGTCACAGGAAATCAGTTGAGATTGTTGGGTACAACCGGAGTAAATGTCAAATCCGGCGGTGACGGGTTTTATACAGGTGCTAACGAACCTTCGAATTTTGATCCTTTTGAAACATTTGGTCCACCAGTGAATTGGAAAGTGTTACTAGATCAGTATGGCAAGGTGGTAAACGGTACCAGTCAGATTAGATTGAAACAGGCCGACGGAAGTGAAGTGATCGGCACTATTGCAACAAGCACATTAGATGAAACAATACTGTTATACACTGTTGACTCAGACACAATTCCTGCAAATACTTTGACTGCTGTGAAAAAAATTATAAATCCTACAACATTTGCACCTACCAATCCTGCAGATGGTGATAGATATCTTATCATAGATCAAATAGGTGATTCCACAGCCACTGTTCAAAGTTCTACTTGGGGTTCTTTGGTAGCAAGTGTTGGTGATATTATACAATACAGCACATCGGAATCACGTTGGAAAAAAGTATTTGATGCGAGCCATCCTGATTCTACACAACACTATGTAACCAACACCAATACCGGCATACAGTATAGATTTAACGGCACAGAATGGGTAAAAAGTTACGAGGGTATATATACTTCTGGTAATTGGACCATAGTGCTGGACGGTGGCGCATCCAGTTACGATGCATCAACTGACGCAACTACTCCTTGATAATTCAATAATTACTTGTTATAATTTACTATGAAAGAAAATATTGTTTGTTCCGGTGCTTTGTTCTATGCTGTTTCTACAAAAAGATTTTTGTTTTTACAACGTACAGATGCGAAAACTCAAGGTACTTGGGGTTTGGTAGGAGGTCAAGCACGTTGGACCGAGAGTGCATTTGAAGGACTGAAGCGAGAGATAAAAGAAGAAGTGGGCGACACACCGGTCTTTAAAAAAGTTATTCCGTTAGAACTATTCACTTCAAACGATCAAAAGTTTTTCTTTCACACATATCTAGTTGCAGTAGATGGCGAATTTATTCCCAAACTCAACGGAGAACACTCGGGATACTGCTGGTGTGCATTCGAGTGCTGGCCAAAAAATTTACACGGTGGATTAAGAAACACTCTCAATAACAAATCAATAAAAGGCAAGTTGCAGACTATACTAGATCTGATTGTTTAGACGCCGTGGAACCTACGTTCCGCTTGGAAGTTCCTGTCAACATCACTGGCACTTAATGCACGATTGTAAGTTCTTATCGTGGATATTCTTCCGGTCCACCAATTCTGTGTGCTGACATCACTTGTGCCACGCCTTGCTATCCATAGGTCGTGATCACTAGTTATGGTGCCCGTGATTGTCAGTGATGACTGATTGCTCTGTTGTCCGTTGTGATATCCTGTCAGTGTGTCGTTTGAGTGGTCGAACACGGCCGCGAAGTGATTCCAAGCATCCGTGGTGAAACCGTTTATGTTCACGCTCTGACTGGTTGAACCGTTGTATATGGCCACGTGTATCCTGTTGGCAGATCTTATCCAACGGCACACGTATGGATATCCTGTGGTACCTTCCCATTTCTCGATGACATCATTGTCACCGTTGGTAGTGGTGTTCTGTGTCGATGCTGGATATATCCAGGCCTCTATGGTGTAGTTGTGTCCTGTGTTGAAGTCTGTGACCTCGCCCACATCTGGACAGTTGCACGAATCATTTGTACCGTCAAACGAGAAGTAACTTACATTGCCTCCGTCCGTGTTACCTGCTGTATGTGTTGCTCCTGTGATGGTTGCGTTGGCGTTGCCCTCGAGGTCCGTCCATGTGGTACCTGTTCCGCCATAACTGTTGGAGTCTGCGGCGTCCAGTTCCAAACGTCTGTTTGCTGTTCTGATAACAGGCTCATATGTCAGTATGGAGTTGAAGCCGGGCATTACGAATAATTCCTTGCTATGTTGCCCAGGAAGTTCGTACCGTCGTTGAATATTGACACAACGTCTATGTCGTTTGCACCTGTGCTCAACACACTTGAACCAGAAGGGAATCTCACTGCACTTGATCCATCTGTGCCAAACGTCGCCGTCCTTGATCCCGTGCCGTCCTGTGTTATTATCAAA